TTAGTGATGGCTAGGACTAAAAATGAGAACCCTGAGCCTAAAAGGCTAGGGTTCAAAAACAAGCTTAGTGAAGCGAAGCTGAACTTAGCGGTTTCGATGAGGAGCTAAGCGACGACATAAAACAAACTTAGTAAGCCAGCCTGCGCGGCGTGAGCGCATATAAAAAATAGCGATTTTAGCGGTTTCGATGTCAGGGCTAAGCCCTGACATAATCCCTTCTTCTATCATTAGCATACCAATCATCTGAGGCTCGCTAATAGTGCCAAACCATGACTCGCAAATCCCGAATTTATTTTAGTTCTTTCATTTTGATGTTTCAGGGAGCATATTCGAATATTCATAGAGTCACTATCTAAAAAACCACCATTTTCTAAAAATTAGATCAAAGAAAAATTACTTACTCCAGATGCCCTGGGCAGACTTAATACTCAAGCCCGTTGCATTGTTTTACGAATGATTAAAACAGGCTATGACCTTATTGACCTTGCCCCTTTAAAGGGGCAAGGTCAATTTAGTGATTAGAAAATGAAATCATCACCACTCATAAGATCAGCTGCTGCAATACCAATAACGGTAATAGTGTTACCTGCATTATCTGAAACAAGAGCATTCCCATTACCTACATCTGTGATAGTAAGATCAGCTAAGCTATTTACATTTGTTGTTCCAGAAAAATCCATTTTTTCTAATCCATCATCAGCAAAATCATGAAGGAAATCCTGACCCCAGCCATCTTCAAAGACAAAGCTATCAACACCTGTTCCGCCGATTAGATTGTCATTACCAAGACCACCTGTCAAAATGTCGGCACCATCTTCACCTTTCATATAGTCATTGCCAGCACCTCCAAACAACTGGTCGCTACCATTGCCGCCTCCCATATTATCAACACCATTACCGCCATTGAGAATGTCAGTCCCTGACCCTGTGCGCATATAGTCGTCACCATCACCACCACTCAGGATATTATTCCCTTCTCCGCCAAGCATTATATCTCCAAACGACGTGCCAATCAGTGTATCATTTCCGCCGTTACCTTGCATATTCAATGCACCTGTAATATTTGAAGCATCAATGTTGTCATCATTGTCACCGCCCTTGATAAGCTCCATATTAGCAAAGTTGGTGTTATTCAATGTGATAGCTCCATCGACAATAGCAGTATCAAAACCGATGCCACCGTCAACTGTATCCAGATCATCCATTCTAATAAAGTCATCACCAGCATCGCCGTTTAAAATATCAGCACCAGCGCCGCCAGTCAGATAATCACCACCATCACCACCATTTAGAGTATCGGCACCATCATCTCCACCGATATTGTCAACACCTTCGCCGCCATTCATGATGTCATTTTCATTGCCGCCACGCATATAGTCATTACCATCACCGCCTGAAATATTATCTTCGCCACTACCACCAAGCATGATATCTCTAAAAGATGTGCCTATTAAAGTATCAGCACCAGCTCCGCCTTGCATATTAAGTTCAAACTTTAATAGAGCTGAAGCATCAATAGTATTATCACTAGCATCACCTTTTATGGCTTCCATATTAACAAAGTTGGTCTGATCTAGAGTGATATCTCCAGTGACTATAGCTGTATCACGCCCTAAACCACCATTAATACTATCATTATCATCCATGACAAAAAAATCATCACCAGCTCCGCCATCCATACTATCATAGCCAACTCCGCCAACTAGAGTGTCGTTGCCATCACCGCCGCGCAGGTTGTCATTACCATCACCACCTAGCATATAATCGTCATTAAGGCCGCCATATAAAAAGTCGTTGCCATTACCGCCACGCATATTATCTTCACCTGCGTCACCGTTCATAATGTCAGCACCATCGCCGCCAACCATATAATCATTACCATTGCCGCCAGAAATATTACCACCAACATTTGTGCCAAATAAAACATCATTGCCACCCTCACCCTGTATATTTAGTGAGCTAGTCACAGCAGAGGCGTTAATGTTATCGTCGTTATCACTACCTTTGACAGCTTCCATATTAGCAAAATTAGTGTCTGATAGAGAAATAACACCCTCAACTATAGCGGTATCATTATCTGCCCCACCATCGATAGTGTCACCAATGTCCATGACAAAATAATCATCACCAGCTCCACCATCCATACTATCATAGCCAGCTCCGCCAACTAGAGTGTCGTTGCCATCACCGCCAGAGAGAGTGTCATTACCATCTTGACCTAATAAATAATCGTTACCAACACCGCCAGATAGGCTATCGCTTCCTACTCCGCCACGTATATTGTCGATGCCATTGCCACCGTCCATAATATCATTGCCAGCTCCGCCAACCATATAGTCGTCACCATCACCACCATTTAATATGTCATTACCTGGACCAGAAAGAATAGTGTCATCACCGCCTTGAGTATTGATAGAAACATCATCAGGATCGGCACTATTGTAATTGTCGTCACCACTAAGAATAACTTCCCTAAGAGATGCCATGTCTGTGACTGAAGTAAATGCTCCAAACTGATCTAATGTTAAACTAACCCCACTAAAATCCAAAACTGTAGTGCCACCTACATTTAATTCAGCTCCAGTAACAGTTACTAATGCAGGGTCGCCTCCCAAAAAGCCTGTACCATAAACAATTGTGCTTGAGCCATCTAAGTTTGTGAAAGTCATGCTTGTATCGGTTACAGTTGGCACGGAGTTAAAATCAAACTCATTTGCCCAAGCCAATAATGGGGCTAAGCCTGCGGCCAATATGTTACCACCAGTTGGCGCAAATATATAGTCAATACCTGTGACTGTGCCTAATAATGTCGTTCCATCAGAAGCAAAATGCTGAAGGGAGGTAATGGAAACAGGCTGGCCAGTTGAAAGATTCATATTAGTGCCGTTAATAACAGTTAAAGTGCCGTCCGTGTTTTCCATAGTTATCTGAGTATCGGTAGCGCCCCCAATCATTAAAGCTATTTGCATTGATGAAGGTGCAGTGTTTATCACTTCCCACCAATCTAATTTCCCACCTGCTGAGGATAGTATATCTATATTCAAGTTTGTCGTTATATTACCCCCTGTTGAATTTGCAGTAAATTGAAAGTCGGTTGCGCTTAGAGATGCCGCTGACACTCCTGTCAAAGTGATTGAATTTGCGCCGTAACTTATTACGGCATTGCCGGAAACTTCTGTGATAGTAAAATCAGTAAAACTACTAGGGCCTGTGGCAGACCCACCCATAGCATTTAAGTCAGCAAAACTAATAACATCAACGCCTGCATTATAGTCGCTTATTGTGTCCTGACCCCAGTCACCAATAAAATTAAATATGTCACCTCCCTGACCACCGCTTAGAGTATCATTGCCTGCACCCCCTTGTAGCAAGTCTGTGCCATTGCCACCATTTAATGTATCGTTACCATCTCCACCAAAAAGACCGTCTTGGTTTGCACCACCATTAAGCGTATCATCTCCAGCACCACCTGAAAGACTATTTAAGCCATCACCTGCGTTCAAAATATCATTTCCTGCACCGCCATTCAATGCGTCATTACCATCACCGCCATTAAGCGTGTCATTTCCATCATAACCAAATAAGACATCATTGCCATCACCACCATTAAGTGTGTCATTACCAGCAAAAGCAAATGAACTAAAAATAGCGCCCGGTAAAGGAGGAATTGGAATCGTGTAGAGATAAGTATAGCTATTAAGGGTAGTATTCGTAAGTGGATCAAAGTGATCAACTCCTATCAAACTTCCTGCTGTAAAAACGCCAGTTGCCGAATCTATTTTAAGGTCAGTTCCATGATGACGTGTCTGAGATCCATCACTATTTTCAAAAACAACCATGTCTGAAGTTGCTGAAACTACTACGCCAAATTGTTGCACATTTTGCCAAGCACTGCCAAGCGCAGTGCTAATTTCTTGGTTTATTGCACCAGAAATTAAATTAAGTGCAAATGCGCCAACATTTGCTAAATCAGTGCCAGTGATATTAATCCCTGTAATTTCTTCAAGTAATATATTAGAGGTGCTAGTAACTCCAACGTGTTGAATACCAGTCACAGACGCTTGTGTTGGGTCGCCAGTAGAAAAACCACTTCCAATTAGATGTGTTTCAGTGCCGTTAGCATTTGTAATAGTCATTAGATTGTCATTAACTACAACAGGCGTAGCCGTTGGATCAATAACCGCTGCCCAAAATCCAGCGCTAAAATCATTGCTAGCAATTACATTATAAATAGCCATTTATAAATCTCCCAAAATAAAAAAAGTTGCGTCTATTAATTCAATGGGTCAAAAATACAAATGAAAATACTATTCAAAAATAAAGAGCGCCCAATATTAACTATTGATTAACTTAAATAGGCGTTCTCTTCAAGTAAAAATTGGTTAATAACTACGGTAGGATCATGCTAAGAACTAACAAGACTCTAATGATAAAGCAGTTTTGGCTTGCTTACTTTTGGACTTCTCAATAGATATTTATCAAGCATTGTTTATTTGTGATAAGGGGCGTAGCAATTAACAGCCAAAATACCAGTTCTACAGCAGAACTAAAACAAGCGCTAAGCAATCATTCTAGCGCGTTTACATCAACATGGATTTTTAGTTTTTTCATCAATCTTTTGATGCTTACTGGTCCGCTGTTTATGTTGCAAATTTATGATCGTGTGTTGACCTCTCGCTCAATGCCGACATTGATTGCATTGTTTTTACTTGTGACATTTTTATTCATTGTGCTTGGCTTGCTTGAAGTTGTGCGTTCTCGTATTTTTGTCCGCCTTGGCATGAAGCTTGACCAACAAATGAGTGATCGATTATTTGATGCTGAAATATTGGTTAATATAAAAACTGGTGGTGGCGTTGTTGGTGGCGTGCGTGAACTTGATACTTTCAGACAATTTTTAACCGGCCCAGGCCCCTTTGCACTATTTGATAGCCCGTGGGTTCCTATCTACATCATAATAATTTTTATATTTCATTGGACATTAGGTGTGTTAGCCATATTTGGTGCAATCGCTTTGTTTATTATTGCACTACTTAATGATATTCGCACTCGAAAACTACTTGAAGATGCAGGTAAATCTATGGGCGCAGGCGCTCAATTAGAAGATTCTGGCCGCCGGAATGCTCAGGTGTTATCAGCAATGGGAATGCTCGCCCCGTTTAGAAAATTATGGCAGTCAGAGCGCTCCAAAGGCCTAACTCTTCAGGCTATTGCAAGTGATAGATCAGGAACATTAACTGCAATTTCAAAATCTTTGCGCCTGTTTTTACAATCAGCCATGTTGGCAGTAGGCGCAGCACTGGCTGTTAAACAAATTATCACCCCAGGCACCATGATTGCCGCATCCATTATTCTTGGTAGAGCCTTGCAGCCTGTTGAGCAATCTATTGGTCAATGGCGAGGGTTTATTAAAGCTCGTGAAGCATATAAAAACATCAATGATATTTTAAGCAAAGTAGAAGAGCCAGTTGAGCGAACCATATTAGCAGAGCCAAAGGGGTATCTGAAAGTTGAAAAGCTAAGAGCAAAAGTCCCTGGTGAAAAAGCTGTAATAATTGGTCGCAACCCAAGGGCTAGCGGCATTAATTTTTCTCTTACTCCTGGTCAATCTCTTGGCATTATCGGGCCAAGTGGGTCAGGCAAAACTACATTAGCAAAAGCGCTTTTGGGCTTGTGGCCGCAAGCCGATGTTAGCGGAGAGATATCATTAGATAATATTGCGCTCAACAAATGGAACCCCGAGCAATTAGGAAGGAACATAGGTTATTTGCCTCAAGGTGTAGAGCTATTTGGCGGCACAATTAAACAAAATATTTCACGTTTTTATGAAAATCCAACTGATGCAGCAATTGTTGAAGCGGCGCAATTAGCAGGTGTTGATAAAATGATTACGGATATGCCACAAGCTTATGAAACTGATATCGGATTTATGGGAACTAGATTATCAACAGGTCAAAGGCAACGAGTTGCCTTAGCTCGAGCTTTATATGGTAACCCAGCACTCATTGTACTTGATGAACCAAATTCGGCATTAGATGCTGTTGGTCAAAACGCCCTTAAAAAGGCCTTGTTGGAAATGCATAAACGCTCAACAACGGTTATTGTGATTTCTCATCGTGATGATGCTTTGCGTGATATGGAATTGATGATGTTTTTAAATCAAGGTGAGCAGATGTTATTTGGCGCAAGGAATAAAGTATTAGCAAAATTACGAGAAATGAGCAAAAGCAAAACATCATGAATGATAAAGCTAATAAATATTCCAATCCAAAATCATGGATTGTTACAGGATATATATTTTTGATAGTTTTTATCGGTGGCCTAGTGGGCTGGGCAAGCACTGCTTCTATCTCTGGGGCAGTTATTGCTCAAGGGGTTATCGGAATTGGCGGCAAGGCAAAAACTGTTCAACATTTAGATGGCGGGATTGTTAAAAAAATTCTAATATCCGATGGCGATTTGGTCAAGGCAGGAGATTTATTGATCTCTTTAGATGATACTGATATTCAAGCTAGCCTAGCAATTATTACTGACAGCTTTTATAAAACTCATGCAATAATCGCACGCCTTACAGCCGAGCGTGATCTTGCTAAAACAATTATCTATCCGCAAGTTTTAATTGATAACCAAAATGATATTCGTATAAAAAATGCCATTGCTGCTCAAAACTTACAATTTGATGCCAGAGCTAAAAATATGGATGGGCGAGCTCAAGTTATGGGACAAAAAATTGAGCAATTAAATGAACAAATAAAGGGTCTAAAGTCGCAAAGAGCTGCAGTAAAAAAGCAGATAGAAATAATCCGTCAAGATATTGAAATAAAAAAACCTGCAATGGAAAGGGGAATAATAACTAGAGATAGTTTGCGCTCGCTGGAACAACAAGAGGCTCAACTTTCTGGTCAATTTGAGCAAATAGGAAGCCAAATTGCACAATCTGGCAGTGCTATTGAGGAAACTAAATTACAGATTTTACAACTTGATATGGACTTTAAAGATAAAGTTCTCAATGACCTTGAGAATGCCGAAACTCGTATAGCAGAGTTGCATGAAAAGAAAATTGCTATCGAAGATAAGTTAAAGCGTGTTGAAATTCGCTCTCCTAGCGCCGGTAGAGTGCATGATTTGTCAATTCACACTATTGGCGGCGTTATTTCTCCTGCTAAACCGATTATGCAGATTATTCCAGAAGGAGATAGTCTTGTAATAGAAGCCAAAATTTCTCCAACAGATATAGATAATGTAAAAATAGGACAGGAGGGAGCGATTCATCTGTCAGCTTTTGCCTCCCGTTCCACGCCTGTCTTAATTGGGCATGTTAAAAATCGTTCCGCTGCATTGTTAATAGATGAGGTTTCTGGTGCAAGCTATTTCTCAGTTGATATTGAAATAAGCGAAGAAGAACTTAACAGGCTAAGCGATGAGCAAGTTTTGATAACTGGTATGCCAGCTGAAGTATTCATTCAAACTGAGCAACGCAATGCGTTATCTTATTTATTAAAACCATTTCTTGATGTTGTTGAAAGGGCATTTAGAGAAGAATAAAGCGCAGCTAAAAAAGCTCAACTTTATTTTCTTTTTGCATGATAATTTCATTTTCACGAATAAGTTTAATCTGCGCTTTATAAACACCTTGTTGCCAACTTTCCTTAGGCTGTTTCTTACCTGAATAGGCAACATATTGCGCCTTATTCCTTTGTAATGGCTTTGTAGTGTTTGAGATAATTTCACCAGCTGGGCCAATAATTTCAAAACTAATTTTATCACCTTTTTTTAGATTGATAAATCTTGCATATATAACAATCGCTGATGCAGAAATTGAGGTAGGAATTGCTGGTTTATTACCAGCTTCCAAGTCAACAGGCTTAACAGGCGTTGTTGCAAACCCACTTTCAATAAGGGCGCCATTTTTATAAATAAACACCTCTCTTACAGAATTATCCCATAATCCAGCTTTAATATTTGGTGATGCATTGCAACTATTATCAACACCAGTAGCAGTAAAGGGGTCAATAATTTTGCCATCATGGCGCACGCTAATATGCAGATGAGCAAATTGGGCAAGACCCGAATAACCTACTTTACCAATGACCTGCCCTTGCGTAACCCTGTCACCAATTTTGCTAGGGACACTTCCTTGTCGCATGTGGCAATATTGAGTTTCCCAGCCATTTCCATGCTCGATTACAACACCATTACCACATTCCTGATTTTGAATTGATGGATCGTTTATATCAATTATTAAACGATCTACTAGACCATCTCGCCTCGCTTTTATAACACCAGCGGCAGCTGCTAAGACATTCACTCCATCACTACTTGCCTTTGTTGAGAGCAGGCGAAAGTCTACCCCTTTATGACCATCGTAAGTGCTACTTGAGCAAGCATAATCACGCGCTTGTTTTGTTGGATCAATATCTACATAATTTTGAATAAAGCAGGTGTAATTTGGCAGGCAGTCAATCGGCAAGGATAAAATCAAGGACTTTGAATCAGCTTGAACATTGTTTACAAAGCTAAATATTGCCATTGCAAGTGAGAATAAAAAAACTAATATTCTATTTATATGATTAGATATTTGTTCTATTTTCATATTATTACCTTTATGATGGTAGTCCCCCATTTTTAATGGGGTGTATTTATAGAACCTCATCAACAGCTTCATTTGCTTTTTCAATAATCCTATCAATGTCATTTTTCGCTGCATCTACATATTCATCTATACATTTATAATAAGTAGTTAGCTCAGCATTGAACGAGTCAACTTCCCACTGAGTAGTAAAAGAATACGGCTTATATGGTTTAGAACAAGTATGATCTGGATAGCCAAAAATACCGAGGTTAGAACTGCCGAACACTAGCGCCAGTGCTGGCGTAACAAAAAGAGTTAAACAAGTAAAAAGCAACCAATGAGCTTTTAGCATATATCCTACCAATATTCTTTAATTGAAAAAATGAATAACACCTAACCAATTAGAATCAAAGGTTAGATTTTCAAAAAAATGGATCAAAGAGAAATTACCTGCCCCAGACGCTCTGGGTAGAGTTAATACTAAGACTTGTTGCGTTGTTTTAGGAGTGATCATTTCGGGCAATAGGGCAATTGAAGGAGCAGGGTCAATTGTAATAAATAATCAGGATTTGCACTTTATACTTATAATCATGCCCTAGTTAAGTTTCACAGTGTTAATATTGCCCCATAAACCTTATCTAACTTTTCGCCATAGTCTTTAATGTCATATCCCTGCTCAAAAGTGTGACGAGCATTATGCGCCAACTTGTTGCGTTTTTCTGGGTTTTTAATAAGATCAGCAAGTGCGCCAGCAAGAGCGTCAGCATCACCTACGGGTATAAGCAATCCATTCTCTCCATCATTTATAACATCTTCAACTGCACCCACAGGCGTAACCACAGGCGCTAATCCATATGCCATGCCCTCAAGCATACTAAGAGGTAAATTCTCTGCATGAGAAGGTAGGGCGAGAATGCTGGAGCGTATTAGCAAATTTGCGACTTCTTTTGGACCGACCCAACCCGTTATCGCAACCCTATCATCTAAGCCAAGCTGTTTTATCTCTCTTTTGTATTTTTCAACTTCGCCATCACCTGCCAACGTGGCGCTCCATGACAAAGATGAAAGGCGCTGGCTGGCAAATGCTTTCATCAACTCCGGAACACCTTTTCCATCTCCCACTCGCCCTAAAAACAAAATATGCGGCGGCATTTCTTTATTAGGTATATCCGTAAATACATCTGGCCCTATTACAGCATTTGGCACAATCATGACATCCTTGTCGCTAATACCTATATTTTTAACGACAAACTCCTTCCACACCCCCCCTAGTACAATCACCTTAGCAGCGTTTTGAAAAAACGAGCGCACAATTGCTTTTAAAGGAGAGGGAAGGTCAGAGAAAAACTCCCTATAATGTCCTCCATGCAAATGAATTACATAGGGGGTGCGGGTTATGCGACATATAGTTGCGAATAGAATTTTGCGTAGCGTGCTTCCACGCACTGAAAGGTTGATATGGCATAAATCCACCTGCCCAACCAACAACAGGTATAAAAATTTTAATAATCTGAACGGCAAAAGAAAAGCGCTGAGCAAGAGCCGCCCTCGTTTTTCATGTGTTCGAAACAGAGTATATTTCATCTCAGAATCATGTTGAATATCACCCATATTTAAATTTTGAAAAAGCCTATCAATACCTCCTTCTTGGCCAGGAACGAGAATTAGAATATTCATTCTCATATCTTTGCTAAACTCATTGCAACTAAAGATAAGTTCAGCCCAAATGTTCTTTCTCTAACTAATTTACCATTTGGAAACATGGTTATAAAATCTTTGTATCCAATCGGGTTGTAATATTTTAATCTTTGATCAACTTGTTCTCTTGAGGCATTTTTTCCGCCGCCACCGAAATGATATTTGCTCAACAACCATGCCTGCAGTGATTTTGGGTAGGCCGCAAAAAAGGGCAATGGGTAAGGAAAGTGGGGGTCTATAGCACAATATTTATTCGGCACTTGAATAAAGTATGGCTTTCCACTCTTTGTTATTTTTTGCGCTAATGAAATCTGCAGCTCTTTATTTTCTAAATGCTCAAGAAATGAATTTGAAAAAATAAGATCATAAGAACTTAGATCAGAGATGCTCAAATCGTTCGCATCCATAATTTTTTCCTGAATAAAATCATATCGGTTGTCATAATTGATATTAGTTTTGTCAATATGATGATTATTGATCAATGTTATGTTTATGTTATCTGATTGGGACAGTTTCCCAATCCAATGAGCCGCTGTGCCTCCAATATCTACAATATTTAAAGGCTTTGCCATATCCGCAATGAATTCAGAAAATAGCTTATATCTCTTTGCCCTCGTGTGTTTGCGTATTTTGGCTATTGTTTTTATTAGCATATTAACATTCTTTTTAAGTTCAAAACAAAACTAATCCCCGCCTCATTAACACGCATTATTATAGCCTTCAAACAAGTTAATGCAACAAAGGTTTTGCGCATATGAGCGACACACCCAATCTTAGCCTTCCATATATTGCGGCGGCACAGGCACAAAAACACATAACGCATAATGAAGCCATAAGAGCGCTAGATGCTATTGTGCAACTTAGTGTGCTCGACAAGGATTTGACAGTTCCACCTATTTCGCCTGTTGATGGTGAGCGTTATATTATTGCAAGTCCAGCAACTGGAGCATGGTCTGGCAAGGACGATCAAATTGCTGCATGGCAGGATGGAGCTTGGATATTTTATACACCGCAAGCAGGTTGGCTTGCCTTTGTAATTGATGAAGGTGAACTTGTCGTCTGGGACGGCTCCAGCTGGGTTGTTACAGGTGCAGGCTCAATCAATCCAGCGCCTCTAATAGGTGTTAATGCTATTGCCGATATAACAAACCGTTTAGCTATTAGTTCATCAAACACACTCTTTAATCATGAGGGTTCGGATCATCGTATTAAGGTAAACAAGAATGCCACAACAGATACTGGTAGTTTTTTGTTTCAGACTAATTGGTCAGGGCGAGCAGAAATTGGGCTTACTGGTGATGATGATTTTCATTTCAAAGTTAGCGGCGATGGCACTTCATGGAATGATAGTTTTATAATCAATGCCACCAGCGGCGAGCCAAATTTTGCTCAACCATTATCGCTAAAACAATATTCAAAATCTTCACTGCCAAGCGCAACTACATCAGGTCGTATTATCTATGTTCACGATGCGAGTGGTGGAGCTTGCGTTGCATGTTGCGATGGTAGTTCGTGGAAAAGAATTAGTGACGACAGTTTAATCAACTAGGAGAAGAAAATGTTAGATAAATATGATAATTATAATTCGGGGCTGACTTCGCCGGCGAATAATGCTTTTGCAATCACTCCCGATGATGCAAATGATTTAAGCGAAATAACTCGAGCGCTTTATGTTGGCGTAGCAGGTAATATTGCCGTGGTAATGAAATCAGGAGAAACAGTAAACTTTATTGGGGTTAGCTCTGGCGCAATATTGCCAATACGTGTCGCGCGGCTAAATGAGACAGGAACGACAGCTAGCAATATTGTAGGGTTGGTATGATGCTCGGCTTAGGACTATCTTTGCTGCAATCCTCATGCAACACTTTTGACGCAGTTCAATGGTGGCAAGAGGGTGCTACAATGTCTATAGACTTTACTAATAACCGTGCCATGAAAGATGGCTCAAGCATTGCTATCACTAATCTACTCACCTGCACTAGAGCAACTACTGGAACAGCAAAAGACATCGCTGGAAATGATGTCGCCTTTGGTATAAATGAATTGCGCATTACTGACAAAGGGCTTTTTATCCATGCTATAGATGGCGCTACTGCAGCCGATGATGTTATTTTCAGTGATATTAGTTGGCTTGATTCATCACTTGGCACATGGGTTATCGAATGGGAGCAATTAGCTGTTAGTGCAGACATGCAACTATTGTTGCGTTGGTTTAATGCTGGTGGACAATATGGCAGAGTAAGAACTGGTTCGTCTGCTGCTGCCCAAGTCTATGATGATGCTGGCACACTTATATTAAATACAGGACAATGGTCTAGTGTTAATGTTGGGGTTCATAAAGTCGGATTAGCTTTAGCTGCAAATAATATAGCATTTGCTAGGAGCGCTAGTCTTGATGGTTTAACTGGCACAGATGTTGCTGGTATCCCATTGACAAACGCCATTGAGCTAAGCCTAGGTGGGAATAGCGGCAATGTATCAAATGAGGCCTTAAATGGATTTATTAGAAAGATAACATATTTCCCAACTCGATTAAGCAATGCAGAATTACAGGCGTTAGTAACATGATTATAAGAAACTTCATTTTAATAACTCTCATAGGCCTATGGTTATGGGTTGGTATATTCTGGGGCGTTTCGGCAGTGTTTGCACAACAGCCGACACTAAGAGAGATGGTAAATAACAGTCGCTATTGGCCGCCAGCATGTGAAGCTAATGTATGTGTGCTTACAGGGTTAGGCGGCATAGTTGGGATATGGACAGCTTACGTTGAGAAGAACACAGGCAAGCGGTTCATTGTGACAGGAATTTGTGCTAGTGCATGCGAATTAGCATATCAATTAGCGCTCAAGAATGGCGAGCAGGTAATTATTAAAGCAGGTGCAAGGTTAATTGTTCATGCACCAAGAGAAACTATATTTAAATAAATATTTTAAAGGTAATATAATGGCAACATTTCGTTTATGCAAAAACTGTAAAGATTTTCATGATATAATGGATTGGCCTATTGGGTGCATGGATATTGAGCCTAGCCGATCAAAACTCCCGATGCCAAATCTAGCGACAGACGTTATGGATGCAGTTCAGAGCCAAGCGACTGGAAAGATGCACGACAGCAAATCGTCTTTACGCAAAGAATATAAATCGTTAGGAATGATTGAGGTTGGAAATGATCCAGCAAGAAACAGACCAAAGCCAAAGCCTAAGCCCGATAGTAAGGGCATTAAGAAAACTATTGAAAAAGCTACTGCTCGTTTTGAGCGTGGCGAAAGAACAGGAAACAAATAAATGGACACTCCAGAACAAGTTGACACACCTAATCCAGTCGAAATTGATAATATTGACCATTCAATAGACCCAACAGCGACATCAGAGGCTAACGACGCAGAGCCAAAAAAGCCTAAGAAAGAGGTAGAAAAAGAGGTTAAAACTGCTCGTTCTGCTGTCGAGGCGGCGGTTTTAAAGGTTGAGAGTAAAGACAAAGAAGAAAAAGAAGAAAAAGAAGAAAAAGAAACACTCAAGGTCAAGAGCGAAGGAGGCACTAAAGAAGCCAAGGCAAAACCAGATACTAAAGCTACAGAAGAAAAACCAGCAGAAAATCCAGCGGCAAAGGCTAATGATAAGCCAGAAGTCAAAGCTGATGAGGTTGCTAGTAAAAGAGTTAATGCTGCTCCTAAGCGATTTTCAGAACAAGCACGAGCCGAATGGGAGAAAACCCCAGATACGGTTAAGCATGAAGTTAATAGAGTTCACTCAGAGCTTAAATCGGGTCTTGAAGGTTATCAAAAGAAATTTGAACCGCTTAAGCCGTATGAGCAAATGGCAAAAGAGCAAGGCACTACAATTGATAGGGCTTTACAAAATTATACTCAAATTGATGGTTTATTAGAAACAGATATTGTTGCTGGCTTAGACCAGATAGCCACGCAAAAGGGCTATACATTAAGAGAAATTGCGGCTCATGTATTAGGGCAACCATTAGATGAAGTCCAAACACAACAAGACTCTATTGTTTTAGGTTTGCAACATGAAATAGCAACTTTACGGAATGAAATGGGCAAAGTAACTAACAACTTGCAATCAAGTCAAGAAAGTGCTATCCAAAATCAAGTAAATGAATTTAAGGCTAATCACCCTAGATTTGACGAGTTAGAGCCTGATATGGCTTTTCTCATCAGTTCAGGGCGAACGCTAGATTTATCAGAAGCGTATAGACAGGCGGAATTATTAAACCCAGCCGCTAATGCGTCACAAGCAGTTCAGACTGCGCAAGTCGTTCAGCCGACACCCAGCCAAGAGGCTCAAACCCTCAAAGGGCAAAAATCAATCATAGGTTCGCCGAATGCAGGTTCAGAAATTAGCAGAAAGCGCACTAGTTCATCAATTAAAGATTCAATTAAACACGCATTAAGTGTTGTTAATTGACATAAATTTAAGGAGGCTTAAATGCCTTTATCCACAGTAGAAAAGAATCAAGAGATTCTCTCTCTTGCACTTGAAGATCGTTCATCAGGCTATCAAGATTTAGTATCAGATGATAACCCACTATTAGCAGCATTAAAACGCAAAGGCGGCTGGAAGAAATATTCAGGGCCAAGAATCCGTGAACGGTTACTTTATGCAAAAAGTGGCAACGTCACTTGGTATAATGGTTTTGATACAATGAGTAATTCCCCTGCCGAACTATTCAATGACGCTGAGTTTATAGCTAAAATGGTAGCGGTTGGGGTGTCTTTGGCTAACGAAGATGTTTTAAATAACTCAGGCTCATCACAGTTAATGGATATTTTCGAGGCTCATATCGAAGCCGCTGAAATGGAACTAACTGACGAAATGGGCAGAGCTATCCATTCCGATGGCACAGGCTCAGGCGGCAAAGAGCTTGGCGGACTGCAACTTGCAATCCCAACAATTGTAAACGCTGGAACATACGGCGGTATCGCTAGATCAAATGCGATTTGGCAAACATCGTCTTTTGATGCTGACACATATAACACTGGTATTGGAACTCAAGTAACATCAACTACTATTAGACCATTCCTAAATGATATTATGACACAGCGATCACGTGGCAAGCGTGGTGCAGACTTACTGCTAATGTCCTCAGAACATTATTCTGCTTATGATGCAGCAACGGTTGCAATCCAACGTATCAATGATGAAACTGGGTTAGGTAAACTTGGCTTTCAAACATTGAAATACTTTGGTGCTGGACGTTCCGCTGAAATTGTTCAAGATGGTGGTATCGGCTCGAATATGCCAGCTAATACGACTTATGGCATTGATACATCAACAATGCGCATGCGTTATCACCCAGAGCGGAACTTTAATAAAATTGGCAAGACTATGATGCCTATCAATCAAGACGCTGCTGTTCAATATATTGGCTTCATGGGCGAATTAACAATGGTCAACCCTTTGTATAACTGGAAGCTTTATGATTCTGACCCAGCTTCTTAAGCTAACACCTCGCACTTAATGGTGCGGGGCAATTTATTTTTTAACTAAGGAAATATTATGACTTTTGTTTTCACAAATACACAACTGGGTATGCCACCCATTACCCAAACTTCTGCATCGGCTAAAATCCCATTAGGAACTATTGCCACGGCAGTCGATGATACTTATGGCGTAGGTGAGTTTATTTACCTACGTGGCGTTGCCTCAACAGTAATTGGCTCATGGGTTACGTATAATGCAGATGATTATTCAACTACACGTCTAGCGGCAAATGCTGTTGGGCAGGTTGCGATTGCAATGTCTGCAAATGTAGCAAATCAATTTGGCTGGTATCAAATCGCTGGCAAAGCAGTTGGCAAGGCTAGTGCGGGTTATGTTGATAATGCTTTAGTTTATGCGACATTAACGGCAGGTAGTGTCGATGATGCTGTTGTTGTTGGTGATCGTGTAAAGCTAGCAAATGGCGCATCAGCAGTTGGCACACCATCAACAGGATTGGCAGAGTTTGAAATAGCTCGACCATTTGCAGACGATGGCGCATCATCTTAAATAATACTTAGGGGGTTACGACCCCCTTATTCTCTTATCTCTTAAACAGGAAATTCACAAAATGGATAATAAAGAAAATGAAGCGCTTACAGTTGTTAGATTTTATCATCACGCAACATTGAATCAAGCCGCATCTAAGGCAAAAGGCCGCCCTCAATATGATGAGATTGAAGTATGTGAAGTTAGAATGGCGGCTAATAAACAAACAATAGCTGTTTTCCCTGCATTAGAATTTACACAAACTCTTGTTAAAGATCCTCAAACTGGAATTATGGAAAAGCAGACTTACGCTGAAAAATATAATGAGCAATATTTGGCGTTTAAAAGTGGGGCAACTCAAACACAAAGCGGGACACCATTAACAGAAATACTAACACCTGCTAAAGTTCTTGAGCTAAGAGCTTTGCATGTTCACACTGTTGAGGCGTTAGCGGCTCTTGGCGGCACTGCTAAACGTGCTTTAGGCATGGATGGTGATGAGTTAACAGTAAAAGCACAAGCTTATTTAGATAATTCTAGTGGCCCCGCCGTTGAAGCTATTCAGCGTGATAAAATCAAAGACCTTGAGGCTAAGGTTGAGGCATTAACAAAAAACAACACAGTTAAAGCGGATAGCCCTTCTAAAAACGCATCGGCATTTGATAGTTATGGGGATGATGATATTAAAAATTGGCTAAAAGAGGCTGGCGTTGAGGTGCATCACCTTTGGAAGCGAAAAAGATTGCTTGATGAAGCTAATAAGAAAAATGACGAATTGGCACAGGAAGCTAAAGAGGCTGCCTAATGACAATCTTGAGTGTTTGCCAACTAGTAGCTTCTAAAATAGGGCTTAATGTTCCTAATCAAGTGTTTTCTGGCACAAGCAGGGAGCAAATTGAATTGCAAGGTGTGGCTAACGAAATGGCGATGCGAATTGCGAATGATTATGACTGGCAAATACTCAAATATATTCATACGCTAACAGGTGACGGTATAGCCACTAGTTTTAGCCTCCCTCCTGACTATGATCGTATGCTTAAAAAAGCTAGGTTATGGCCATCAGAATCACCCAGCACCCCTATGGCGCATATAATGGATAGTGATGAATGGCTTGGGCTTGATGTGCAAGAGTTTGATACGATTGTTGGAAGGTGGACTATTTACGGTCAGCAAATCCATATTAATCCTGTTATGGCTATAGCTAGCACAGCGAAGTTTTTTTACATATCAAATTTGATTGTAAGTCCTAGCGCTGGTGCTAATAAAATTAAGTTTGACCAAGACGATGACAGTTTTGTTTTAGACGAAAAGGCTCTTGAGTTAGGTATGATTTGGCAATGGAAAGCGAATAAAGGGCTTCCCTACGCTGAGGATTTTGTTAACTATGAAATACATATGGCTAAAAAGATAGGTAATGACAAAGGCCCTCGTCAAATAACCGTGGGGCAACCAAGACAATCATATAATAACATAGCATTCCCAGAGGCGTTAGGCTGATGAATTTCATGCGCAAACCAGTAGCAGCACAAGCAAGGAGCAGACACCAAACAAAAGTGTTTTCAGCCCCAACTAAAGGCTGGGTAAGCGCAGTTAATATGTCCTCAAATCTTCAGCAAGCTTGTTTACGGTTAGAAAATTGGTTTCCAACAACTACAGGTATTAGGCTAGGTGGCACATCAACGCTTTTTGCAACAATTGGTGTTAATCCAGTTGAATTTATGTTTACTTATGTTGATGGTGGCACTAAGAAAATCTTTGCATCAGACGAAACTAATGTTTTTGATATTACCTCGGTTGCTAATCCAGAAGTTGCACCAGCCGCTAGTATTACTGGGCAAACCAGCGGTTATTATTCATCAGTTCCATTTACCACATCGGGCGGAGCATATCTTACAATTTTAAATGGTGATGATGACCCTCAATTATTTGATGGCACAACATGGCAAGCTATCACGGCAGTTTCAACCCCAGCAATAACAGGTGTTACAACATCATCGTTAACGCAAGGTTGGGTTTATAGAAATAGAGAATATTTTGTTGAAGGCGGCTCGCAAAGCGCATGGTATTTGCCAGTTGATTCAATTGGCGGTGCAGCTAGCGAGATTGCATTATCTGGTGTATTTAAACATGGCGGCAATCTATTGTTTGGCTCTACTTGGTCATTAGATGCGGGCGATGGAGTTGATGATAAATGCGTGTTTATTTCATCTACAGGTGAGGTCGCAGTTTATGAAGGTTCATACCCTGGCGGCAGTGATTGGCGAATAGTTGGGCGGTATGATATGCCAGAGCCATTGGGCAAGAATGCTTCAATGCAAATTGGCGGTGATTTGCTTATTGTCACTGAGGCAGGGATTATTCCTATTTCTGCTGTTATAACAAAAGACCCAGCGGCGCTTTCTATTTCTGCTGTTAGTCAAAACATTGAGCCAGATTGGCGTAAGGCTGTTGTTGCTAGAAGGAGTTTGCCTTGGGGGATTGTTAAATGGGCTGCTAAAAATATGACATTAGTCACAACTCCAGTCACAAGCACATCTGATGTTGATATGTGTTTTGTAGCTAATTCAATAACAGGCGCTTGGTGTAAATATTTATGGAACACTAGATGCGCTGTTATTCATGATGATTGGTTACATTTTGGGACTAATTCAGGCACAATCCACAAAGGCGATGTTGGTAGCGATAATTCTGGAGCTTTAGTTTATCATACTTATATTGGTCATGCCGAGAATATGGGCAGTTCAAATATCAAACAAGTATTTCAAGCAAAGGCTTATTTTACAACAAGCGTGGAGTTTGACCCCCAATTATCTATTTCAACAGATTACACTATAGCCTTACCTTCAGCGCCAAATGCGATGGCTACGGGCGATGCCAATGAATGGGATGTTGGATTGTGGGATGTCGCTAAATGGGACGCTGGGGATGAATTATATTCAACAAATACTCTTTGGGTTTCTATTGGGAAGAGCGGCTATACAATAATGCCGCAGATTCAAGTAACTTCTGGCTCAAGCAAAACACCTAATGCTGAATTAGTATCATTTGCTTTAACTTATGAAGAGGGGCATGTAGTTGTTTAATATTGTTGTTAGTGAAAAGAAACTTGTTGCTGATTTTGTGGAGAAAAACATAGATGATTTTTCAGGGCGTGGCTTTGGTGAATATTCAGCAATTGGGGTTAGAAATGATGGAGATATAATAGCTGGGGTTGTTTACCACAATTGGGATCCTAATGCCAGAGTAATAGAAATGAGTGCGGCGGCAATTAGTTCTAAATGGCTGTTAAGTGGCGTATTGCATAGAATATTTGAATATCCATTCAAAGAAATTGATTGCCAAATGGTAGTGTTGAGAGTTTCAGAAAAAAATAAAAGAATGCGCTCCATTGCAAAGAGATTTGGGTTTGATGAAATAAGAATACCTCGATTAAGGGGTTGCGAAGAAGATGAAATGATTTATACTTTAACAAAAGAACAATGGCAGAACTCGCCATTTGAAAGGTAATAAAATGGGCAAAGGAAGCGCACCAGTACCCCCTAATCCGGTCACAACAGCTCAGGCTCAAACAGCCTCAAACATTAATACTGCGACTGCCCAATCAGAGCTTAATCATGTTAATCAGGTCACGCCTTATGGTAATTTAACATATACGCAAGAGGCTGGCGAAGGCGACGTGCCTCAATATACCGCAACGCAAACCTTATCACCAACAGGACAAGCGTTATTTGATGCCAATTCTAGCACAATGCAAAATCTTGCTGATTTAGGAGTTGAGCAATCTGGACGACTATCGGGATTATTAAGCGAACCGTTTAGCCTTGATAATGATGCAGTTGAATCACGTTTAATGGAATTAGGCTCTAATCGGCTTGCTCCATTGCTTGAGAAAAGACGTGTGCAACAAGAGCAAAGTTTAGCTGATAGAGGCATTAGGATTGGTTCTGATGCTTATGGTTCTGCTCAATCTGATATTTCACAGGGTGAGAATGACGCTTATAATCAGTTATTATTGACAGGTCGCAATCAGGCTATGCAGGAAGCTATCACAGCGAGAAGCCAGCCTCTTAATGAAATTATGGCTATATCTCAAGGGTCACAAATACAACAGCCTAATTTTGCTCAAACCCCACAATCTGGTGTTGCCAATACTGATGTTGCAGGACTTATTAGCAATAACTACAATCAGCAACTTAACGCATATAATCAACAGCAACAGAATAATAATCAAATGCTTGGCGGTTTGTTCGGAGTAGGTGCAAATCTTATGATGTTGTCTGATGATAGAACTAAAAAAGATAAACAAAAAGTTGGCAAAACCAACGGTATGAATATTTGGTCATATCGCTATAAGGATGAAGAACAATCAGCACCTAAGAGATTAGGGCTAATGGCATCAGAGGTGCAAAAACGCAATCCTGATGCGGTCACAACTGGTGAAGATGGTTTAAGACGTGTAAATTATTCAATGGCATTGGGGGCTTAAAAATGGAACTTCCTTCATTCATATTCGGTGGCAATACTGGTATAAAAAGTCAAGGTGATTTAAATAGGTCAAGAAAGCTTGTTGATAGCCTTATGGCGCAGAACGCAAGCCGAGTCCCTCAAAATCCTTGGGAGGGCATAAACTCTATCACACGTAGCCTTTTAGCACGGCAACATGGCGAACAAGCCGATGAGTATGAATCTGGGCAAAGGGCTGATGCCTCAAGCGCTTATGAGAATTTATTTGCCGAGGGCGCAGACCCTAGCATTCAGGCGCTATCTGGTTTAGCTGACAATGAATATTTAGGCAAGGGCAAGCAATCCGTAATAAACGCAATGCTACAGCAGAAGATGATGCCACAAGAAACTCAAGAGCGTAAAATGTTAAAAGACGCATCGGGGCGGCAAAGATATTTAGATACGGGTGATTATGTATTCGATAATGTGAATATTGAGCCTGATGTTGATGAATATGGGTTGCCCAAAGCCAGCTCAAAGTCTCAAGAGATTAGCTTAATGATACAGCAAGGAATTGATCCACAAGATGCAATTAGAATTGTATCTGGTGTTGAAAGTAGAGTAACAAATCCTGTAACTGGTCAATATGGTGTTTATAATCAAGCAGACCAAACACTAACACCAATAAATGCTGAAATAAGCCCTGATGATAATATCCCAACCTATGCAATGCGACAAGCTGACAAGTTGGCAGAAGGTAATTCTTTAATAGATCAAGCAGAGGATGCTGTTGGAATTATTAACAGCGCTCAAGTTGGGGCAGGGAATGTTTTAGGGCAGGTTGGGTTAGGGATCGGCGATATGGTTAGTGACGCAACAAAAGAAGAGACTGCCGCCGCCAATGATTTTAAGCTCTTCAAAAGAAATATGATACAATCATTATCGCTAAATCCTAGATTCCCTATAGCTGAACAAAAGCGAATTGAGGATTTGTTACCAACGGGTGCTTTTACTTCACCTGCATCTCTTAAAATAGCACTAAACAATCTCAACGAAGAATTTATCAGAATACTTGCTGATAATGAAATGATATTGCAAGACCCTAATGTCTCGATTGAGGAGCGCAATGCTAGAAAAGGTAATATTGCAGTGCTTAATGCAGCAATTAAACGAATTGGCATAGGGTTTGGAGATGATGCGTTTGCACCGCCTCAATTAAATCAAGGGATTACACCATCGGGGATTAAATTTAAGGTTGTTCAATAATGCCAATTTTAGAAATTCAAGGGCAAAGAGTTGAAGTTGATGAAGCGTTTTTAACAATGACGCCTGAACAACAAAGCACAACAGTTGAAGAAATTGCACAGAGCTTAAATATATCTGCTCAAAACACTAATATTCAACAGCCACAAGAACAGCCGCCTATTAAAAAAACAATGCTAGAAGATGCTTACTCTCAAGCAGAATATGGCGCTAGGAGAGGGCTGTATGGATTAGCTAATGCACCCAATATGGTAGCTAATGCAGTGCTTGGGGGTGCTAATAAAATAGCTGAAGAGTTTGGGGGCAATGTTGATTTTAGATTTCCTAATATTGGAGGCGAGAGATTTGAAAAAACAATAATGAATACACCGCAACCAGAATACGCAACAGGACGGCTTGCAGGTAGTGTTATGGAGCAAATCGGAGCAAGTACTATCCCTGCCGTTGGGTTGATTTCAAAAGCAAAGCAGTTAGCAAATATAGTTAAACCAGCGACTACAGTTGCAGGAGCAATGATTAGAAATTTAGCCAAACCAATAGCTAAAAGCCCTGCATTAGCACTTGGTGGCGAAATGCTTGGTGCGGCTGGTGCTGGTGTTGGCGCACAGACGGCAAGGGAAATTGCACCTAATAATAGCGGTGCTGAATTTGCTGGAGCGATGCTTGGTGGTATTGGCGCACCTATTGCAGCGGGTGCTATGACGGCAGGGCTATTAAGAAAGGCGTTAAAGGCTGGCAAAGGTGCTGGAGCAGCAGTGTCAAGACATCAAAATGCGAAATTGATTAATGCTATAAATAATAATATGACAGATGATACAATTAGGTCAATAAATGAAACTACAGAAATAAACAAAATTATTCCTGATTATAAACCGTCACTTGGAGAGGCAACACAAAGTCCATCATTTATAGCTACACAGAAAAATTTAGAAAGGTCTTTGTCAGGAACGCAGTTAGATGAAGCTATTAGAAGATATTCAACAAATGAAAGAGCTGTTGCTAGTGCAAGAGATAATTTAGCACCACCTCAACAATATCTTGACGATGCTTTGTCGCAAAGAGCCAACAGAGAGGCTAATATAACAGGTCGGATTGACCAATCTGTTAACAGACTTGATGATGTTAGCGCCAATTATGCTAACCGCTTAGAAGGGAATACGCTTAGAAGTGACGTAGGTGCAGGACTTAGGGAAGGGGTTTATGATGCGAGAGCTAGCGCAAAAAAGCGAATGGATAGGGTTTATCAGGATTTTGGTTTAAATAATAATGATGAGATATTTGATTTTGGCGCTATGAAAAAGCGATTAATTGCTTCAACAGAATTAGAACAAGGCGCAAACTCGGCAAATAGACCATACAATTTAATTAAAGATATAAATAAAATGGAAAGCACCCAATCAATAAATGGGCTGCTAAAGCTAAGATCGAGAATTGGCGAAGACATAAGAATTTCAAAATCAGTTCCTATGATGCGTGGGCAAGAACCTTATCTCCAAAGGGCATTATCAGAACTTGATGGTTTAATAGATGAGGCGGTTAGAGCAACTGGCGATCAGGAAATGGCTGGTAATATCGTAAAGGCTAGGGATATATATCGGCGTGAATTTGTTGAGCCATTTAAGCAAGGTGCAACTGGACGTATTTTAGCACAGAAAGACGGTGATTACTTAATTCCTAATGAAAAAGTAGCAAAGGAGTATTTTAATGGTTGGAATCAATCGTCAGCAAAACAATTTAACGAAATATTCCCTCAAGGCTCGCAAGCACAAAGAGCTTTGCAAGATGTTGCTCTCGATGATTTATATAATAGTGCTGTTCGTGACGGGCAGTTGAACAGAAATTTATTTAATGCTTGGAAGCGTCGAAATAAAGGCGCGCTGCAAACAATGCCTAATCTTAATAATAAAATAGAAAACATTAGCGAAACTATGTCAGATATTGTTAAGCGTAGAGCGTCATTATTAAACAGAAAAGAAGCCATTGAAAATAGCTACTTGGCTAGAGAAATTGCTAAAATCAACAACCCAATGACTACGTATAATGTGGATGCTTTAGTTAATAATGCAATTAAAAACCCTGCTCAAATGAGAAATTTGGTATCCTCTCTTTCAACTAAACAGGCAAAAGATGCGCTAGCTAGGAAAGTTTGGGATAATGTTTTAGATCAAGCTAACCCTTTGGAATTTCTAAAAAAGAATGGGCTTTCAATTACACCAGCACTAGGGGAGTATAATAATTCTGCATTAAGAATTGCTCAAGCAATGCGTAAAAACAAATTAGTACCCCCTCCATCTGGGCAAGGTATAGCAACAAGCCCAATAGCAGAGGCAGAGGCAGTGCTGGGAATGAGTGGGGCTGGGTTAGCTAACAGATCGCTACAAGTAAGAGGCGGATTTATTGGCGCAAGGTATGCAGTGTTAGATGTTTTGTCTAGGGTAATGAGAGCAACAACATCAAGACAATCAAAAAAGACATTGCGAGCAGCATTATATGATCCTCAAATTGCAATGGATTTAGCCAATACATTGCAAATGGGAACAATTTCAGAGCCAACCGCAAAAAGACTATATAGCTGGCTAATTGGCAGTGGGATTATAGCCGCATCTGATTATGATGTTGTGGAAAGGCAATAGAATGACTGCAAGAAAACAACAATTTTTACAAGACGTAACGCCGCTAGCTATTGAAATTGGCAATCGCTATGGTCTTGACCCTAAATTGATAATAGCACAAGCAGCGCAAGAGACTGGTTGGGGCAGGTCTGTTGCTGGGAATAATTACTTTGGTATAAAATCACATGGGC